GCATATAAAAAGAAAGACTTTTGTAAGAAGTATCCTACACAAAAAGTATGTACAGACTCTTAACATTATTATTCTTTAGTTTTTCTGCTATGGCTAATCCGCCTACATTTACTATAGGCAGTGATCCTCTTATTGATATAACTGGGACTGGGACAGGATTAAGTCTAGGCGATGATAATATGTCTGGGATGAAAAATATCGGTTTCGATTTTACCTTTTATGATCAGACTTTTTCTCAAGTAAATATATCTATGAACGGATTCTTTACTTTCCAGAACAACTTCTCGGTATCGAGATCGAGAAATTACAGATCAGAAACGCTACCTGCTACTTCATTTAATTACTCTGTATTCCCTGCCTGGTCAGATTATATTAGAAGGTCTAGTGGCAATCAATCTCCCTACATACAAACATTTGGACAAACAGCAGACACAGATCAATATTTTGTCATCATGTGGGACAATGTTTCTGAATATAGCAATGGGTTAAAGAGTACTTTTCAAGCTATATTATATGAAACAACTAATGAAATTGCTTTTAGATATGATGAGCTTCGCATACAAAATCACGACATAACAATAGGACTACAAGGTAATAACGAAGCTGTAACATACCTAAGATATGAAGACACTGGAAGCACAACCTATATTGAGACTGATGACTTTAGTATTACTACAGCAGAAGTTATAGATGAATCATTTAGTAATCTTTCTTCTGAATGTTTAGTTGATGCAGCCTTTAGTGAATTATGTGATGTATATGATTTAACAAATGATTTTGAAGAAGAAGATTATTTGTATGGGGCAGGAGTAACAAACTCTATGCTGTTGGGGTATGATGAAGAGGAGGACTTTTATGGATTTCACGAAGATGAAACAAACCTATATGGAAGAGAAGTGGTTTTTGAAGATGTTAGCTATGGGCACATTGGGGGTGATGACTATGATGCTACTATTAGCATTAGTGATATCATTTTTGTTGAGGAATATTATTTAGAAGATGAACATATATCATTGGATGATGACTTTAGTTTTACTGATGACTCTTTTTTTCCTGACTTAGAAAATATAGATTTTATACCTTTAGAAGATATTACGGATACAGAAGTTATAGATATTTTTGAAATACATATTATAGATAGAGAAGAAGAGTTTATAATATTTATAGAAGAAGAGATTACAGAAGAAGAAATGCAAGAGATGCAAGAACACTTTGAAGAGCACTTTGAGGAAGAGTTTGAAGAGGAGAGGGAACAATTTGCAGAAACAGAAGAAACTTTTGAAGAACAAGAAGAAGAGATTATCGAAGAGGAAGAGGATATTATTGAGGAAGAAAGCATTGAGGCAGAGGAAGAAGAAATACAGGAAGATAGACCGAGACGAAGTTCAAGAGCTCGTTCAATCATTGCATCAACAAACACATTGTTAAGTAATGTTAATGCTACTGTAAATAGAAGCATATCATCTAGTACTTCAAACAATGCTATTAATAGTACTATAGGAGCTACTGGTAGCACAGCATCAGTTTCTCCTTCATCTACTACTAATTCTCCTAGTATATCGGACCAGATAGCATCTTCTCAAGCACAAACAAATACGGTGTTACAATCTATTAATATAACACCTATGCCTACAGTAGGGGATTCTCCTGCAATAGTTATGGCAGAAGTACAAGTAACTTCTATTGACAATCAAATAGAAAGTATGACAAGCACAATGGTGTCTGCCTCAGAAGCAGATCAAATAGCAGATGAAATTGTAGCTAATAATATACGAGCTCAACAAGAAGAGTCACAACAGCAACAGGAAGAGACAGGAGAGTATGATACACAAGGACAAGCAACTCTTATTGCTTACATGAATTATGTACCTAATTTTACATCTTATACAGAGTATAATATACCTGATCAAGCTACTTGGTATGAGCCGACAGTAATATATGCAGACGCTATATTGAGGGACAATGTTTCTGCATTTTCTGGATTAGTAATATCTAGTTCAGATAAGTTATATGATATGATGGGGCAACAACCTCTTGACATATTTAATGGAAGATAATTTAACTTGGAAAGAAAAATTCTTTTTAGAAAATTATAAAATAGATTTGCGTAAATCAAAACGCAAATTGTCTAGTGATAAAGGAGATGAAGATGAAAAACTTATTACCTAAACTACAGCAGTATATAACCATAATAGGGGTGATCACCGCAATAGGTGGGGGCTTTTACACTTGGGGACAATTTAATTTACGACTTGATAATATAGAAAAGAAGAAAATTAAGACTGTAAATATTGCTCCACTTGAAACAAAAGTAGAAGGTCTTGAAAAGAGACTGGATAGGATTGAAGGTAGAGTAGATAAGATGGGTAACAACGATAATCCGTTAGCTCAATAATATATTTGATAAATAGTATGTATTTGTACTATTGATTTGATTAATATCAAAAAATAAGTATAACTGTCTTTGGTAACACGGAGGTAGTTATGGAAAATATTTTAGGGTGTACAATAATTTATACTGTTGTAACCTGTTTATTACAAATCATGTAAATATTTTAAGGTTTTTTAAAAAAAAGATTGCATAGGTGCGATCTAAGAAGGTTTTTAAAGTTTTATATACTACAATATCAAAAACTCTATATTCTCTTGTATAGGCGTTTAAACGCTTCCTACGGCTTTTTAGCCTTTTTTAGTTCTTTTTCTAGTAGTTCTAACATAAAATCAGTATCTATAGTAAATTCTTCAGGAAAATTTAAAAATTGCTTTTTTGGAGCTCCCCAATCTACTACCCATTCACCATTTTCTAAGTAAGGTCTTTTGGCTATGTTTATACCATAGTCATGTTTTAATACCGTGTAGTGAGAAAATGCTTGTATGCGTCTTTTAAACTTTTGTTTATATGTTTCAGAGTTTGCCAATTACTTCTTCTAGTTTTAATATTCGTTCTATTAATTTAATTCTTACATTTTTACATTTTTGAGAGTCATGGAATCTGTATAAATCAGGTATAAGAAGTTCTACCACCGTCTTTAATTCATCTAGGTTTTTACCATGCTCTATCCAAGAGATTTCGTCTTTACTTTTTTCCGACATATAAGCCAAACCATGCTGCACCTGCACCTACTATAACAGAAACAAATGCTGATTGAGAATTTGTAGGATCAGGTAAAGTCATAAACCACATACAAGTTCTATAAAACATAACACCATATAATGTTATTAATATTCGTGGAAACACTCTCCACTTATCAAAGCCTTCGGCATTATTATACCAAGACACTTTCTTTTCTACTTCTACTACTTTAATTTCTTCTGACATATTATTTCTCCTTCTTAACTACATCTAAACTTATATTCATACTAAAAGATCTTCTTTCCCCATCCCCTTTAAAAGGATAAACAGTGTGCATAAGATAACTAGGAAATACTATAAAATCTCCTACATGAGGCTTAATTCTCATACTGCCTTGATGCCATTCATTACTTCCTTCATGTATTAATTCTATATTACCATGAGAAGGAAAATGTTTTTTCTTTTCTTTCTCTTCTTCAATAGAAAAATCAGGAACTTGTAAATACCCTACACAAGATATTTGACATTCTGTATGAATATGAGCAGGATTATATTCTCCTGCAAATTGCCTGACCACCCATGCTCCATTATAGTATACATTAATTGCACTATCTTTATTTAATGCTTGATTTCTTCTTTGTAAATGAAATTGATAATACGCACCAAAAACAGAATTAAAGAAAGGTGATATTTTTTCTATTTGTTTTTGATCAATCCTAAATTCTTGGGACACTTTACCTACAAGATGTTGAGAATGATCTAATTTTTTAGTCCTGCCTTTATCAACTTTTAAATCTACATATTTATTTAAGGATTTTATTATTTTTGAAGGCATTCTGGAGTATACTATATGAGGCCCAAAAGGAGTAAGCATTGCATGCCCTTCTGGTAATCCTGTAAACTCTACTGGTTTTCTTACTTGTGTCATGTTATCTCCACTTCTTTCCTTCCACCCAAGCAACTAAAGATTTTCTAGTGCCTTTTGTTACAGGGGTTATTCTATGTACACAAAAAGAAGGAAACACAATAACCGTTCCTCTTTTTTTAAGGACATTTTGAGGTAATTCGTGCCCTTTCGCTAAACCCTGCATTTCTAACTCTCCTCCTTCGTAAGTATCAGGATCAGAAAGCTGTACAGACACACTTAATTTTCTTTGAAACGCATTGTCTGTCTCTATTATTAAATCTTTGTGCCATTTATAAAAATCTCCAACATCGTATTGTGCATATTGAATTTCATCTAAATAAGTAGCATCAAAACCAAAACCAGATCTGTTAGCTAAATTAACAAATGCCCATATCCTGCTACTAACAGTTTGCCATATATTTAAATGAGTAGGGTTGTACATAGAAAGAAAAGCACTTTTACTTTTTCTTGATTCCGTTTCTATTTTAGCATCATTTGAAATTCCAGATGTTTCTAAAGTTAATAATCTTTCACATTCTTTTACTATAGTATCGCAATCTTCTTCACTTAAAGCCGACTCAAATATAATATTACTAAACATGTTATTTATCCTTTGTATCCTTAAATATTTTTGATCTAGGTTTGGTATGCCATTCTTGTGTTAAATCATTAGTAGCATATTTTCTAACAGGGTTAAATGCTTTATTTTTTGGTAAAGATGTAACAGTTATATTCATACTAAATGATCTCCTTTCTCCATCAGACTTAAATGGATAAACCATATGCGTTAGCTCTGAAGGAAATAAAAAGAAATCTCCTACACTAGGTTTTACTAAATAAGTATGTCTAAGCAAATTACCTGGCTGACCATGTAAAAATTCTATATGACCATTACAAGGATGGTGGTCTTTGTAATCTTCTTCCCACTCTTTATCTATATCAGAAGGAAGTTTTAAATATCCTACACAAGACATGTCGCAATGGGTATGAATATGAGCAGGATTATATTCTCCTGAATATTGTCTTACTATCCAAGCAGTGTTAATACCGACATCTAGCATATGATCTTCAGGAAATGTTTTACTATGTCTTGATAAATCTGTTTGCATATAATTTGCAACAACTTGAGTTATTGTATCCGTATGTTTATTTAGCTCTGTTGGCTCTATTAAAAATTCTTGTTTTAATTTTCCTACTAAAGATTGTGAATGATCTAGTTCTTTACTTTTAGCTTTATCTTTAATTATTTTTTCTGCATAATTATTTAAAGAGCCTACCATCTTTTTAGGCAGTTTATAATAAAACACTATAGGACCAAAAGGAAATAAAGGAAATGTATCTTCGTCTTTATGATCGTCAAATGCTATAGCTTTTCCTACAGCTCTCATGATTGTATTCTCTCCATTATTATACTATTAAACCCTAAAGTTATTCTGTTACTATTTCCTGTATATAAAGATTGATAATGCTGTAAGTAAGACGGAAATAATATTAAAGTACCTTGTTCTGGGGTAACTTTAACAATACCTGAATTAGATAGAGGAGAACCCTCATCCTTAAAATTACTCCCAATAGGGCTTAGAAAAACTGTCTGCCCTCCAGAATCTGCGTCACCAGAAGTAACATAAAACACCCCACACCAACTACAATTAGAATGTTGATGCGTTTCGTGAGAGCTATTTTTTCTACATATATGATACCAACTGTCAGGAAAAGCTATTTTATATGCCACTTTTTCTTGAAAAATATCATTTAGTGCTATCTGTATACTGTCTGAAAAATATTGTACAGACTCTTTTATAACCTCATCTTCTCTTTTTAAAAAATCAAAATCTGATTCATCTAAATTTTTTTTAACTTCTGTAGCAACACCAGATTCTATACCTTTAACTTTATCTTTTGATATATACTTCTTTAATCTAATAGCTAAATCTACATTAGCAAACATAAACATATGTGTGGGAAAAGCATCTCTTCTTTGATACTCTACTTCTTCCATGCTATTTGTTTCTTGCTTTAAATAAGCGATTCCCAAACCAGAAGCTAATAATAGCGGCAAAGATGGTTTGACTTTCCTCATCCCAGGCAGCTAGTATAGCAGGTAGTAAGTCTTCTCCGCCTTGTGTAGCTAACAGCACATAAGTAATTTTAACAAATGCAAATATACTAAAAAAAGCGTATGTTATAACTGGTCGTACCGATGCTTGTAGAGCAGATACAAATGTAGATTTGTTTGCTTGTGCTAATGACTCAGCATGTTTATACAAACCTTTTACTTCTTCTATGTCTGCTTCTGCGTCTAATTCTTTTAATTTTAATTTACTTAGCTCAGAGGCGTATTTAGCTTTCGCCTCTAGCATAAGTAATTCTTGTTTGTGTTGTTGTTTCTTCTCGAAAAACCCCAATACTGAGGGGAGAAAAGAAGTTCCAAAACCAAGAACTGATCCAAGTAACGACAGCATTAATCAGACTTATTATTAAGTTTGACAGCCTGTAAGCTTCTTAGTTCTTCCATTAATTGAAACACGCTTTTATAATCTAATTGACCTAAAACATTAACAACTTTATTTAAAGTTTCTAAAGTTATCACATATGTTTGAGGCACTTCAGGTTTTTCTTCCTGTTCGTATGCTTCATTTACATCAGGGGTAGATGGATCATCTGCAACAAATTTTCCATCTTCAGTTCTTGCTCTTTTTTTATCAGCCATTTTAAGCTCCTATATCTACGATTTCACAAGCATCAGCAGAACAGGCTAATTCCTGTCCACCTCTTGTGCTATCTTCTACTTCATAATCTACTAACTCTTGCCAGTCAAGTTTTTTCGGCATCTTTTTTAGTAAATCTAAATACTCTTTTTCAGAGCATTCTTGGTAAGGTGCTTGTTTATATGTATGGTCTGAATGTGGTAGGAAAGATATCCCTGCTACATTATCAAAATTACTATACACCCAAGCTCCTACATCAAGCCATTCATCTTCTTTTACAGTTATTGTAACAGAAGGTTTATGCTCACACCAGTTCTTCTGGTATATAAGCCATAAATTTAATTGTTCAACTGCTGATTGATCATTTCTAGTAACAGCATTATCTGGAGATTCTACAGGAAAACTAAACACTGTAGTATTTTCAGGCTGTGTTATATCATCCTCTGCAGGCACACCCCTATCAATCATAAATTTAGATAAAGGATCTTTTTTATCTCCTCTTACAGTCCTTATATAATGTGCAGAATGCCTAGCATGTATACCAGAAGCTGAATTAACTAGCTGAGATACAGTCCCTGAAGGTTTTACACATGTTATTGCAGTCGATATATTTATTCGCAAATTTTTAGCAAATTCGTTGTTAACCTGTACTGCTGTTTCTTTTAGACTGTTTAAACGCTTAGGTAAACTACTATCATCACTATTATTCAATAATTCAGAATCCATAATACCAGTAAGAGAAACACCTAACAGTCTTTCTTCTTCTGTATTATCTCTCCATATCTTTCTAAGATATTTTAAATCTGTAAGAGTAGATTGGAAAGTACCTAATATTGTAGCTAGTCTCACTTTTCTGTTTAAATCTTTTTCAGTATCTTCACTTTTAACAACAACTTCTGTTAGATTACAAAACTGGTAAGGTCTTAGTATAATTTCACTACAAGGATTAGTTCCAAAATCATGTCCTTCATCCCTTCTACCGTTTTCTAACGCCTTAGTTACAGCAGACTGTCTATTATATATACCTCTTTCTCCTGATTTAGAATTATATAGGTTTAACCATTCTCTTATAAATATTCCTATAGGAGGTTTTTCAGTATAGCATACAGAGTTATTAGCTAATGCTCTTTGTCCTTCGGTATTCCACCACTCACCTGATTTAGCTAATGCCATTTCTTGATCGTTTAAATCAGATAAACTAATAAGTGCAGAACGCCTTACGCCACCAACTACTACAACAGAGCCAATCTTACATAGTAAATCATGGCACTCTATAGGTTTTAATTGTCTTCCTGCAGACTGTTTAAACACATTGACTGTAAAATTAAATAAATCATCTAAAGGATCAGGACCACTTGATCTACCGCCAAATGTTTTAAGTCTAGCTCCTGCAGGTCTCAGCTTAGATAAGTCCCAAGAAGGTATTTGCCCTGCATATAATAAATGAATAAGTTCTCTATAGGCTTTTGCCCACCCTACTTTACTGTCTCCTACAACTATTGTTGTTTCGCTTTCTTCAAAAGTTTCATTAACTATTGGTAATTTGTTTACATATTTATTTTCTACAGAAAATCCTACACCAGTTCCACACATAAGTATATACAAGCACTCATCAAAAGAACGGATACTGTCAACTGGTAAATAAGAACAATTATATCCTGCAACATGACATCTTTCCAATGCCACTCCTGCTGTCATAAGGGCTCTCATTGAAGGCATAATTTCTAAATTAAGAACAGCATCTTGCAATTCACTGCGTAACGCAGGAGTTAAAGTAAAAGAATTTTCTTTCTTTAATCTGTCCTGTAGATAATCAAAATACCTATTAACTGTTTCTGTCCATGTTTCTCTTCTATTTTCATTTTCTATCCACCTTGCATACCTTGAAACATGTATGAAACTTTGATAATCTGTGGGTAGCTCTATTGCATTACTTTGCATATCTTCTCCTTCGTTTGTATTGATTTCTAAAATAGGCAAAATTAAACCCTCTTTCCCATTCTTTATGTCTCATCTGAAAAACAGGATAAGGGTTTCTTAATTTGCCATTGTAAAAAGCTCTTTGTCCTTCCTCAAATTGTATTTTGAGAGGAGGGTAATCACTTCGTTTGCCCTTTTTGAATGGTCTTGACATTTGTTATTTCAATTCCTTCTACTTCATAAAATGTGTTGTGTAAAATATCGGATAATTCATAAGATACATCATGGTCTAGAGGAACATTATATATATCTATATCTATTTCAAGTTCAATCGTAACTTTAGCTTGTATCGTCTTCATGTAAACTAATAAGTTTTTCTAAATACCATTTGGCTTTATTCAAATCTTCTAATGGTTTTTTCTTATACGCATATCGCCAAACATATTTTAAAACATTCCCTTTTAAGTATCCTTTAAATTCGTTTAGAGACATAGAGGCTGTTATTGCGTCAATAGCCTCTATACCCCCTTCATTATAATGTTGTGGAAAATGCACAGCATCAAACTGTAATTGTGTAGGCTTCTTCATTAAGCTGTCCTTTTCTGAAAGCGATTAAGGTATTATCTCCATCGCTACATATTATTAATAAATTAAAAAAAACATGTAATATAATCATACCCCAAAAAGATTTAAAAAACTTTATGAATCTTTTTTGGTAAAATCTACTTCTATTACATTGTCTCTTCTTTCCACAACAGGCTCTTCCAGTTCAAAATCTATGTTCAATATGTTCCATAGCATTTCTCCCTCTTTTCCTGTTATTTTTCCCTCCAACGCCTTGTCGAAATATAAGTTATGTATGTCAATAAGTCCATCATTAGCAATATAACTAAGACCAACCATAGCCCTAGCAAGGTTAAAATAGTGGTCATAGACATCGTTAGGAATCTTAGCAGACTTATTACAGGTAATAGTAGTTTCATGTGACCAGTCTCCGTCTTCATCGTCTGCTTTTGGTCGAACAAGGATATAAAAATCCCCATCCTCCACTTCGATAAGTTTCTTCGTCAAGCTGATACCTCTTCGTTTAAACTTGTATAGTAAAGCCAAGGAGGGTTTTGAGCTTTAGACGCAGGCTGAGGTCTGTATTTAAGGTCTCCCCAACAAGGTTTCTTATACTCACACATAGAGCATATCTTGTGTAGGTGTTTATTACCTGTCTTCTTACCTCTGAAAGTTTCCTCAACCTCATCGAAGCATCTTTTAAAAGGCTTGTTAGACTTAATGTTTTCTATTTTGTCTTCAATATCTTTTAAAAGTTCTTGTTTATCTTCATCTGTAATCTCAAGATCAAGATAAGTTATTTCTCCTGTAGCTTTATTTATAGCCCACCAACCACCAACTTCTTTATTAGCACCTTCTGAATACATTATTAATTGCGGTATATATCCAAAAGTATCGTGCTGTTTCATATTATCTATTGATGAAAACTTGTGTCTATATGCCCAAGCTGAACAGGATTTTATATCATCTACTTTATTTTCTATACTTAAATCAGTTTCGCCTGATAACTCATGCTCTCCGATTTTTATTTTAACTTGCTCACTGTCTTGGTACTCTACCCCTGATGCTTTTAGAACAGCTTTAAATATAGCTTCAACTGCATCACCAAGTATCATACGCATTTTAAAGGTAGAATCAAAAGGCTGTCTCTCAGCTCCTTGTGCCTCCATCTGTAACTGGCATAAGGGTTTACCAAGATTAGAAGGTCGTAATTTAAACTTCCTCTCTTCAGGATTAAATTGTCGCTTCAAACACTTTTTAAAGTATTCTCCTGCTTCTTCTACTATATCATCTGACATAGTAGATTTATCCTTGCTTGCCTTTTCTAGATAAGCAAATATTCTTGCTAGATTATCATCCATAGTTTTAAGAGGCGGTAGCTTCTACCTCTATAAAGTCTTCACTATCAAGTATATTTTCTGCTTCATCTAATCTTTTAGAAGCTTCAGATGCTTTTTGTCTAACGGTCTCATTATGAGAAAGAATAAACTCATTAAACACTTTATTAGTATTTATATCATTTTCTGTTAGCTCTAAAGTTTCAGGCTCAATAGTAGGATTAACAACATACCAACTCACGGCAGGCGTTTGTTTATATTCCATATTAAATTTAAGCTCATGTGAATAAGGTAGTTTTTTGGTTTTGTGTAATTCTGATAACGCATTACCAAAATTTTTAAAAGTATCTTTACTTCCTATTTGGTAAATTACTGGAAAATTATCAAAAGATACAGTTTCTCCGTTGCCTTCTTTTACAGCATTCTCTATTCGCAGAAGACCAAACAACACTCTATATCTTTTAGATCCTCTCCACCATTCTTTATCTTCTTCGGATGCTTTATCCCAATCATCTATCTTTTGTTTACCACAATTTATTGTGCCAAGCTCGTCAAGAGCCTCGTCATAAGGATTTCTAACGAATATTGACCTATTTACATATCTACCACGAACATCTTTACCTTCTTTGGTTTGGAAGATAGCATTTTCGTCATATCTCTGATAAAAAAATCTTTGTTGGAACACTCTAATCCATGCCTTTTCCGCATAGACTACACCATATTGGGGATGATCTATTCTTAGAGTTCCATCTGGTATTTTAGCCCCAGAATTAGACCTAGTTTTATTATTTATTGATATTCTAGGTATTGTGGGAGCATTAGATGAGCCACTCTCATCTATTATTCCTAATGATTCCATTGCTTGTGCAAATGGAAGCGTATTTTCTGTTAATGTTAAATCTGTTGTCATTACAACCTCCTATAAATTTTAAAAGTTCTACAGTTATATACAAATTATACTAAATGTCAAATTAATATGAATAATATTTTCTTGTTGGTTTTTTTATTATATTATCGCCCTCTTTATGCCAAGACATTTTGGGCATTGTAATCTTTATATATGGGTTTTCTCTCTTATAGCTATACAGCTCTCTTCTCCACCTCGTAAACATTGGATTGTTCTTCATCTATTATTTCTTCCATGTCTAACCAATCGTCTCCAATCTTTAATTCAACTTCCATAGGAACATCTATTGTAAGATTAAAGTCATATAACATCCTATCTTTTACTTTTAACATACTTTCTTTTAAATAAATAGGTATGATGCCTATCTCTGTAGGATGAACATCAACAACAATAGAATCGTGTACTGTGTTAATTATCAGAGATTTACAATTTTCTAATTTTAACTTTTCTTTAAAAATAATACAAGCTAAGGGCACTATTTCTGCAGTAGCAATAGACTGCACTGGGTAATTTTTTATTTGTGTGGCATATGTAGAGCCATACTTAGTTCTTTTAACATTTGGAAAAGCGAATTGTCTACCAGTTATTGTAGTAATTTTTTTCTCTCTTATAGCTTCGTCTTGTAACTTTTGATGCCACTTAGCTATGTCATTATATTTATTTATAAATGCTCTGTTATATTGTACTTCAGCAGGAGTACCTCCTATACCTCCGTACAAAGGTCTGAATGTTCTAGCCTTTGCGTCTTGTCTACTAGTTTCTTGACCTGCACTAGTAAGCACTTGAGCTGTGTACGCATGGACATCAAACCCTTGATCTATTTCTTTTCTACCTACTTTATCATTAGCTACCCATACAGCAGTCCTAAATTCTAGCTGACCAAAATCTCCCTCAAGTATCTTACCCTGTTTAAACCTAGACTTAATAGCTTTTCTAACTCTAGCTGTGCTACCTCTGGGTAAGTTCTGGAAATTAGGTTTAGAAGATGATAAACGCCCTGTAGAAGTTCTTACTTGATTAATTTGAGGGTGTAGTATGCTGTTATCATAAACATTCTGCTGTATACCTTTACAAAAAGAATTTATATAAGTGTCTAACGCATTTATTCTTTGCATATTAGTTAAAAATAAAATGGCTTCCTCCATATTCTTTTCCTCTGCTATTTTAGTTAATTCAGATAAAGTATTCTTATCTGTTGCAAAACCATTAGCAGTAACCTGATCTACTGATGTAGGAGAAAACTTTAATCCTGCAACAGGCTCTAGCCATGTATATATATACCCAGTACCACTACATGTAGTGCATTTAGGGTGTTTTTTATATGGAGTACCGTCTTTCTTCCGTTTAAACAAGTGCCCAGTGCCATTACACCTACCACATTGTTTAACTTCTGTCTTCTTAGATATAATAGTTTGTGCTTTAATTATACCCTCTAAATCTTTCTTAGGTATTCTATTTTTATACTTGCTAGTACCTACTGCCCTAGTACCTATACCAAATATTCTAGCCCACTCATTCTTATCTTTTACTTTCCTTGACCATATTATTTCTGACAACTGCTCAGGAGAAGCTATGTTAAAAGGCTTATCTCCCATAATATGTTTTATTATCTTATTGTTTTGTGCAGACCTAAAAGTTCTCTCATTCTCATAAGTGCTTCTGACTGTCTCTAATTCTTCTAAATCTATATATGTCCCATTTCTTTCTATATCAATTAGAACATCTGTCATTTGATTAGTTAATTTAAGTATAGGTAACATAGACCTGTATTCATCTGTATGAAATAACCTGTCCTGTTCAAGGTATAATTCTCCACAAGATATTATATCATATATATTGTATTCTTCAACTAAGTCTATAGGCATGGCTTCAAACCCTATACCTTTTTCAAAGTGATCTTCAATTAACTCTGATTTTTTTTGTGTAACTTTTCTTCTCTTACAAGACTCTGCTAAAGATAATGCTATCTTTGCTCCTCGTGACAAAAGATATTCTCCTGTCATAGTGTCATATAAATCCCCTTCATAACTAAAACCACATTCATATAACCAAGTTAAATCATATTTAATGTTATGGGCTATAAGTAAATCAGTTCTATCTAATTCTTCTTGTAGCTGTTTAAACGACTCTTTACTAGGGGTTATCTTTAGTTCATCATGGTTAAACCATACAACTTTAGGATTTTCTACTTTATCTGTAACCTCAGCGTACCCAACACAAACTAAATAATTGTTAGGCTGATAAGCTGTTGGATTACCATTAGTTATTTTATTCTCTATATCTAATACTGTCTTTCTATACATTTTATCTCCCATATATCTGTAGCCAAGTCTGATAATTGTTACGAGGAAAAACAATTTTCAGTGAGTAAGTTACAACGAGGAGAGAGGCAACTCTCACTCAACTGCTCAGACTTAGCTACTCCCTCCATCACTAGAGGAATCCCTGATTTCTATGTCTATGTTTTTAACATTTCTCATTTTCTTTTTTACCATAGTCATCATATCATATTCTTCTTTATTATCCACTACTATAATTATAGGCATAGTGCCTTTTGTAAGTTCTCTAGTCTCCTCTAAAGATTTTTTAGCTTCTTTCTCTTCCATTATTCAGTGTAAGTAGCGGTTAGATTATCGAATATTACAGCAAAATTTCCATGAACGCCAGTTATTTTATTCTTTACTATATTAATCCAACGCATGTTTGTATCGCCTTCTTCTGTATCTTCTTTACCAATTAAAACAATTAAGTCTGCTTCTCCTGCCTTACCAGTTCGTGATCCAGATAACATAGAGTCATTAAGAATTATTTTACCAGATGCCTCAGCAGATAACTGACACATACCAAATACAACGCAATCTTGCCTCTTTGCTAAATCTCTTGCCTCTGAATACAGACTAGTAAGCCTTTGGTCATCTCTAGCATAACTACCTCCTATATGTGTTTTATCTAAAATGTCAATAACAACCACATCAGGTTTTTCTTTTTCAACTATAGCTTCTAGCTCTCCAAAAGTAAGACTACTAGAGTCTATAATTTGCAATGTCTCTGATTTCTTTTTCCACTTATCTATAAATCGGTGTTTAAACTCTTGAACATATTTAATTCTTTCTTGACAAGACGCAGAAACCATTCTCAACATATGCCTCTGAGGTCTCTCCTCATTTGTAAACATAATACATTTAGCCCCTTGATCTAAAAACCCATGAGGAGATGCAATCATAGAATGTGCAAATCCTGACTTACCGACATTTGGTCTAGCCCCTACTACAACAAACATACCCTTACTCAATCCTCCGACTCTATCGTTTATGGAAGGAACATGAAAAGAATAATGATGCTCTCTGTCTATCTCTTCAAACAGTTCTTCCATATCATTTGAACACTTTAAATCATCTTCTTTGTTTCTGTCTGCCATTTTGTTTAGCTTGTCTGTAGCTCTTAAAACTAAACTTGTATCGTAATGTTCACCTTGCATAATCTGTATAGACTGTTGTGCCACATCTTGGGCAAACGACTGCAGAGACATTTTATATACCATGTCAAACGCAATATCATCATTTATGTCTTCCAGTCTATCTATAGCGTCAAACTCGGCAAGTATAGATTCTTTCTGACTAATTGTAATTGAAGGGTTAGACGCTATATAATTCATAGCTATTTCTTTTAGGCTTAAACTTTTATCTTTATATTTATCATAAGCATCGTCAACGGCATGTTTTGCTTTTAGCAATCCATTAGAAAACATTTTGTCATCTAATCTACCTTTAACTTGGTTATGAAATTCAAAATCTGTTGCATACTTTTTAAGTATCTCTTTTGGCATACTGCTCATTTATCTCTCCTCTATTCTTGGACAACCAATTTCATTAACATATATAGCTTCCCTCATTCCATCCTCATCATAGCCTGTGCCTATATGTATGGGGACACAACCTACATCATTTGGTATAGTGCAACCAACAACATATAATAAGCTGAAGAGTACACCTCCCTTAAAAATTTTTTTCAATAAAATCTTTATCTTCATATTTTAAATCTCTATCCAGTATCTTTATTGAACAATCAGGAACATGAATTGCTACCTTTCTTTGTATGTCTAATGATTTAGCTGTAGCATCTCTGTCTAATGCTACCCATATCTTATTAAAACCTTTAAGGTATTTTATATGTTCTGTCAATAAATTAGTTCCAAGTAATGCAAACCCATTATGACATTGGGCTACCACACAAGCGGATACGCAGTCTTCAACTATTATAGCGGTATCAGAATTAGCTTTCATAATAAAGGGAGCATGATTACTATCATAGCGTAACCATTTCATATCTCCTCTCAGCGATCTGCCTACTGCTCCGCTAACAACTCCGTCATGCTCAACCACAAAAACTAATCTATCTCCTTTTACATCATACATAAAGTAATTAGGGTTAGCCATATATACATCATAGAAACCAAAATGTTTCATAAATTTTATAGCTTTATCACTTCTATCTACATTCACGCAATGGTCAGGAAATATAAAGTGTTTAAACGCTGTGTCTTCATCTCCATTCTTTATTTGTTTTATGAGATCTTCTTTAGAGTAATCAGTTCCTACATTACCCTTGCTAGTACATGACGCAGAAAAACAATTCCATAACAATTTGCCTTTTGCTTTGGTAACACTCAATGTATTTTTCTTACCACAAAAGATACAGTCAAATCTTTTTGATGTTCCCTCTTCAACATCCAACTCGTTTAATTTATCAACTACACCCATATAATTTCCTCAACAGGCACGGAAATATAATCTTCATGTAATCGTGATAACCTATTGAATTTATTAACAACTCTCTCTTTTTTAATAGAGTCTTTCGTCATTATTCCTGCCTGTGTCCTATCGGTATTGAACACCACAAAAAATATATCACCCTCTAATTCTGTATATATAAATTTTCTTCTAGGTATGTGCATATCATCCCATTGAAACTTGCCACTGCCCCAACCATGTTTTGTTTCTACCTCAACACTAAGATTATGTTTAGGGCAAATCAAGTCTATGCCGTATGCCTCTAGGTTATCTTCCAAGACAGGCTCTTCGTTTAAACAGAGTATCTCTTTTAATTTAGGAGGTAATAATTTTTTAGCTGACTCTCTAGTTTGAGGATCGTTTGCATTAAATAGTTCCCTATCAAATTTTTTAGTAGGGGCTGTATGAGGTTTTGCTTTACTCATGGTAATTTACTAAGCCACCTAGCTTCCTCTTCTGCTTTTAATCTTCTGTGGCGTAATACTTTTTCAATAGCTGTTAGACTGTCTATCAATCTATTCAATTCATCTCTGTCTACCTCTTCACGAACAGCAATATCTTTCAATCGTCTAATTACATTTTGATGAAAATCTTTAAGCTCTTCGTTATCTAGTAAATCTACTTTTTCAGGAAAAGTTAGTCTTCTTTTTAACTTACTTCTTTCCTCTAAAGCGTCAAGTTCTTTCTTGCTCATTGGCATTAAAATCCCCATTTATCAAATTCAGCAAGTAAAGAATTACCAAGTTCATATCTACCTAGATATACTCCCTCTGTGCCATCTGTTAGTATTTCTTCTCCTACAACTATTGGCTCTGCGTCTGACACTTCCTCAAATATTCTTTTCTTTAAATGTTTTATAAACTCATCTTGCTCCATGTTTAAACTCCTAGTGATGTTGATTATGTTTTGAATTAAATTCTTCTGCTCTTTCCAGTAAGTGTTCTCTTCGTTGCTCTTCATTGTAATTATAGTTTCTAAACACTTCATCTTCTGTCGCAGTTATACCAAGATACTCTAGCAGTTCTTCATTAGTGTATGCTGATAGAGGCTTCTCAAATTTCATTGTTCCATATACTCCCACTATTCTTCCTCCCCTACATACCAGACAATAACAATCTTTTCTAGGTTTGTGTCGCCATGATATCGCCAATCTATTTGTTGACCAGTCTTTTCAACAATTTTATCTCTGACCTCATCTAAAAGCTCAGGTAATAAATCATCTGTTTCATTATCTATCTTCATTAGTTCTTCTCCTTTTCTGTTGGCATATCAGCTACATCTAGCCATGTTGTATTAGCAGAAGTTATTAGCAACACACTAGTAATCAAACTCATTAAATGTGCTGTTGCCTCTGACTTATCGTCTGACCTGTTTTTTAAATAGTGTAATAATAAAGTTACTAAACTTCCTATCGTTACATCCGCATCCGACAACTCTAACTCATCTGCTGTTTTATTTACAAATTGTAAAATTCTTTTTGAAATCATTTCTGTTTCGTCAAAATCTTTTGGTAACAAAGATATATATTTATCGTCTGTCATCATCTACTTCCTTTTCTTTCTTTCGGTTATACTTCTTTTTATTTGTAATAACTCTTTCGTATGTCCCTTGCTGTTCTCTGATCAAGCGAGGTTTCTTTGGTTTCTTCATAGTATCTCTCCAAGAAATCATATTTAGGTAAAGTTATATGCTCTCTTATGCTTTCTTTACTTTTTTTAGAAAAGTACCCCCACAATTCTTTACGCCATACAGAAGAAAATCTTGAGTTAGCATGTATTGGATTATTCTGTGTCATCTTCTTTCCTTTTCATATACCATTTATTATCTATCCTAATGAGATCCTTACTGTTTAAACGCTGTGGTCTGTGTGATTGACTTTTTTTAATTTTTCTTTTCGTTACTGTTGGTATTAATCTTTTTCCCATTTTAATCCTTTATCTTTTTATATGTTTTACTATACATACTATCGCCAAATGCTTTCCATGTACCGCCATAAGATTTTTCTAAGTTTGCTATCGTTTTATTATGGTGTTCTTCCCAATCATACCTACCATGCTTATCTCTTAATGTCTTTAATAACTTGTGGAAATTTCCCTTCACGCCTCAGCCTCCTCTGTTCCTTATGTGTTTTCTCTATCATTCGCCTAGTGTCTTTGGCTAACTTCTTTAATCTTTTTTCTAGCGTCATATCTTTCTACCATTTTAATTACTTCGTTATCCCATTTCTTTGTAGGCTTAATTTCATTCTTAGTTCTGTTCAATATTCTTGTCAACATATTTCTCTCCTGTTTTAATTTGGCGAGGGTTAAAGGAATCAAACCTCTATCTTTGGTTTTGGAGACCAACATAATATCATTATACCAAACCCTCGTAACTCCCAGTATTAAGTAAATTGCATATCAGGTGCGACCTGATGGAGTATCTTTTCTAAACACTTACCCCTAGATTTCAGTGTCCTTACTACTGGGTAGCCTAGCTAGGCTAATTCTTTTTATCGGCTATGATAATTAACAGTTCATATTTAAAGCAACTCCGTGAATTAGTCGCTACCGATAATTATTTAGGTGTATGACGCAGTGATGATTCGCCATGTGGTTTTTTTAGTTTGCACTCTCCTAAAGGCTTTCCCATTAGGAAGAGCAAGAGCTTGTTATATTCATCACACTCAAGAGTCGCACTTAGCTCTCACGACATCTGCCAATTTGCTCATACACCTAACTGAGCTAGACGCTTATTGCCACCATTCAACAGGCAATCTTTGGTTTCTCTTCTAACTCTCTAATAACTTGGCATTGATAGGATATCTTTTTGGGAATGTTTTAATGGGTTTTCTCCTTTTTTTAAGGGTTACACCACAGACTTTCACTGCCTTATGCCCAACCAAGTTATGTTCGTTTAACTCCTTTCTTAGTTAATAATTTATTTATTCTGTAGATCAAACTTTCTCCTACAGCTTTAGACTCAACACCTATATCATTCCAATCATGTCTAAGAGCATGTTTTTTAAATGCTATACACTCTTGTATAAATGTTGCCTCATCTTTGTTTAAACATAGTTTCATTACTCTTCTCCCTCAACTTTAAAGTAATAGCAATAGACTAGTGTTTTAGTTCCATTATCTTCTTCCTCTACCCAACTGTCTGTGCAATCTTTTTCAAAAGCAGGGCAAACATCTAACCAATCATCAAATTTTTCCCATTCAGTTTTAGCCATTTGCATTATTCTTCTACCTCTACTTCTTCTAATTCAGTTAAAAATTCATCTACAGCAGTAGCTACATATTTAGGAATATCATAGATATTTTCTTCTTCTCCATTATCCCATGTAACACTTATATTCCAACCTATTATCTTATCTTGCATATTAATTTTCCTCTTTAAATAAAATAACTTTTTCTAATGTGCCTATATCTACTTCGTCATCTAGTGTTAGGTCTTTTACCCCTAGCTTGTCAAGGTATAAAATTTTTAATATTAATTCTCGTAATGTCATATCTCTTTATCTCTCATTTCTATATTAAAGTACAGTAAACTATTGTAACAAATTGTAACAGAGTGTTTAAACTTCGTTGCCCCAAGAATCCCAACCCTCTCTTTTAGTTCTTGCAAACAATTCTATTCTTGGCTCATGCGACATCCTATCAAACACCTCATAACTTTCTTCAGGTTTCTTAGAATGTTTAGTTCTTTTAGCATGGACAAGGCTTGGTATATTTCTATGTATAGGTTTTAAATTACCTTTTACTCCAAACAAACAGAGTTCGTGTTGCCCTCTAAAATAATAACCAATTCCAAATCTATCTTTAGCCCAACAGAAATTTGTTACATATCTAAATCCCCAATGCTCCATAACTTCTAATCCATCTTTTAAAAAGTTATTTGTAACCCATAGATATAACCAACAACTATCATCAGCTAAACTGCCCACATCTAAGTTTTTTATATCTTCTGTTTTCATTAAAGGGTAATGCCTATCTGCCCCTCTCTTTATCTTTCCACCGCCTTGTTCTTGCCAAGGGGGATCAGCTAGTATCGTTTTATATTTTTTAGTCGTATCAAAAGGGGTAGTATTTTTTATAAGGTCTGACACAACCTCTTCATTTCTGTCATCCTTAATTGAAAGAATATCATCCCAATAATAACAATTAGAGGACATGAAATTATCTAACTCAATAAAAAATTCTCTTAAAGTATCTGCATTAATAACAATACCCTCTTTGCTATTGTCTGTAAGCGAAACATTATACCTCATCTTTATAATCCTTTATCAAATTTTGTATCTCCCATGTTTCAGTAATTAATGCTGTGGGATATTCCTTGTGTATCTTTTTAACAAGGTTATCTATTAAATGTAAAGTCGTTTCTGCTTGTATTAATTGTTCTGTTTTATTCATAATCATACCCTTTCTTTCTTTTTTCCCAAGTGTCATAACAGAAGTTATCTCTTAAATAACAATCTGCATGAGAATATAAACACTCCCAATCATATATTCTTTCTAGTTCTTCCCACACCTCTAAAGGTAAATCATCTACCTTGCTAACATACTTGTATTTATCTAATAGGTTTTCTTGTTTTTTATATAATGCTCTAGCCATTATTTTTCATCCTCCTCTTCTTTTCTTTCTTTCATGCGTTTTATTATTTCAATTAATAAATCATCAAAATCATCAACATGGTATTTATCTAATAATTCTTCAATCATTATTCATCTCCTTTACTTTCTAACCAATCCCAATCTTTAACCCAACCCTCATAATATTCTTTATCTTTTAAATCTTTTAATTCTCTTCCAGTTTTGTCTTCTGGATTTGCTACATAAATTTTGTGGGTATCTTCGTTATACCAAAAATTTGTATCAGATGTAATATTAAAATCTTCATCATCAATTACAAATTGTTTAATCGCATTAATACGCACCTCTATTACTTGTTTAGCCATTATTTTTCTCCTTGACAGATTGAATTTCTTGCTGTAGGCTACTCGCCATGCCCTGTGGGGCGGTCAATACCAATAATAGTAATAAGGTTATACTAAGTATTAAGATTAAGTTATCCCACCTCATATCCAATCTACCTCTAGTTCATCATAGTTTTCATCATATACTTGTAAGTCATCATGCCACTTATAATCTACCTCATGTAAATCTAGTTCCAAATCTGATTTCTTTTCTCCTGATTTAAGTTCTATGTGTGCATATCCATATTTAAACCATACATCTTCAAGCTCATCAGGATTTATATCATGCTCCTCTAAATCAAAAGTAGCAGTAGCAGTATATCTTAATTCTACATATCTAGGTTTAGTCATCCTCTTCCTCCAAGTCATCTAATCTACTTCTAATATCATCTAAATCACTGCTTATGTCATTAACTTCTGACTCTAAATTATCGACATCATCTTTATCAGCTTTACTTTCTACATCATATTCAAGGTCATCATGCCTACTTTCTAATGAAGTAAACTCACTACTTAAATTCTCATGGTCTTCTTCTAATGCGGTTAGACCTAACCATTTTTTAATTAATTTTTTAACCATTATTCTTCTCCTTCCTTTGTTTTTCTAATTTCTCTAAATATCTTACATCATACTCAAGCTCATCAACTCTTGTTGTTATATAACCCTCAAAATCTTTTAGAAAACTATAGTCCTCATACTTTTTTTCTAATTCGGTTAATCCTAACCATTTT